TGGCACAAACTCATCCACAGCAACGCCTATAGCGTCCTCAATGGAGGTAGCTACTGTGTCAATTAGGAAGTTCTGAGGCATCACAGGGCGTAGCTTAACTACTGTACGGTCTGTGACGTTAACACCTACTGCCTGTAGCTGTCCGTCCATAATAGGCTGTGTAGCAGGAGCCATCTCTTTGACTTCCTCTAGCACTACTTCAGCTACACCAGTGCCAAACACTGCACTGTTGATGAGACACTCACCTACTTGCTTGCGTATCTGTGTCTTTTCAAAGTCTTCATGTAGCTTCTGTCGCAAATATACAACATCTTGTGCTTCTGCATCCCCAAGATCGTCGGTAATATCAAAATACTTACCACGACCGAAGGTTGCTTCCTCAATCTCAGCTACACTGGACTCTACAGCCTGCTGTAATGCAGGTGAAATGATACGTGAACGCTCACTTTTGCGCTCCATGTCCTCTGCTGCCCAGATTCCACGCCATAAACGGTAGAATTCTTCAAATCTTTCCGCATAATTGGACTCATAGTGGTCTCGCCATGAGTCACATTTAGCCATTACCCAGTTTTCTAGGTGTTCATCGCTCGACAGAACGTCATTGTCACCGTAATCCATTACCGGCCCCTTCGTAATTTTCTATTTCGGGCTGTTTTGGCTGCTTGCTTGAACGATTTAGCGGTAGGAGCGCCTTTACTACCGGCTTTACGCATCGTCTCGCCACTACCGGCCTTAATACGTTTACGCTTGGCATGAATGTTACTGTATAATCCTTTATTGGGCATGTTAATATCCTGTTACAACGTCCAAGACCTCAAGATCATCAATCTCAAAGTCATATGAATAGGCTACTTTAGCCAGTTGGTCTGTGTACGCAAAGGCATCCACAAGGTCATCATGTGTTAGTACATCTGGAAACTGGAACAACTGGTCTAAAAATCTACTGTTCCATTCACCCTTGCCCAAAGTAATCTGACCGTTTTCAAATCTACCCTGTAAGGCCCACATAATTCTATCTGTCTTCTTACGGTTGCCGTGGGTTAGTTCTTCTACAACAAAAAATCTACCACGTTGCTTCATCAAGTCCATTAGGGGAGACATAACAGCTTGCTTGGATATACCACGCTCTATGCCTACACTGATGGGCCTGTAGTCCCGCACAGCCTCAAAGATCTTCCTAGCAGTCTCCGCTAAGTCCCAGCGACCATGTATGATGTTCTCTAGGTGCCATCCATTCTCATTTACTTTAACAACAGCAATAGCTGATTCATCCAGCTTAGAGTTTTTAGTTCTCTTTTTACTTACGTCCTCAAAGCCAGCTAAGTCAATGCTTATGTAGTAGTCACCTATCTCTGGAGCTTCACCAAACTTAACCCACTCCTCCTTAAACATCTCTGAGCCTCTAGCTTCAAAAGATGCCATAAACTCTTGACGGAATGCGTAGGATGACATAGACTTCTTAGCTAGGTCAATCTCGTCTGGGTCTAACAACTCATTGTCATAACTTGTAAAGTGCCATGCAGTATAGGACTCATCGTCCTCTAGCTCTGCGTACTTGTACAGGTCGTAGAAGTGATTACGCCCCATAGGTGTACCAATGAACAATGCAGCACCCTTCTGGTCAGCCAAGGCAGGTCTAAGGATCTGCTCAAAGACCTCTGGCTTCATGTCAGCGTACTCATCCATCACTAGGAACTTTAGTGACACACCACGCATAGTCTCTGGTCTGTCGGCACCCTTTAGTGATATAGTAGCACCGTTGACTAACTTAATCTGTAGGTTGTTTATGTGTGCGTTAGTTACAACAGGGTGCGCCAACTCCAATAGTGTTTGCCACATGATGTCTCTGGCCTGTCCCTGTGTTGGAGCTACATAGAACACATGACCTTTGTCTGCCTGTAGAGCATTAACAATCAACATCCATGCTGCTAGTCTGGACTTACCTGTACGTCTACCAGCAGCTACAATCTTAAATCTAGTAGGGTCTTCCCATACTTGTTGCTGCCAATCCAGTAGTTGTATGTTAAGATCAGTCATAGAAATACTTAACTACTAACTCATCAAGGTCTTTTTCTTCTTCACACTCATACTCAGCATCTAAATCAGGATCACCGTCCCAGTTTAGATCCTCTTGTTGTGCTAAAGTCTTCTTGTACTCTTTGTTAGTAAGCACTAACTATACGTCCACATTACAGGTGTATCAGTAGCTCTAATGTCTACATGCACAAAACCTCCAGCAACACCAATACCAGTAAAGCCTAACTTAACAGCATTCTTTACTATAGTGTACCTTTGTAAACCTGAAGACACAGCTATGTCTGCTGCTATGCCTTGTGCATGTGTACCCGGTTTTTGTTTACCTAGCTCAATAGGATGGTCAGGTGATCTATAGCCACTTGTGATAACAAAAGGAAAACCACAGTGCTCTCTAAGTTCATCCAAGGCATATATTAACTCATCCTCTATTTCATTCTCACCTGTCGCTTGACAAGCAAACTCATCCCTACTGAAATACTTAAACGTCATTGTTGGTGTATTCTCCTTCAATAGGGTCATTGGAGTTGTCATTATTCTGTGATGAGATGGTACTAGGGACACCTGAGATAGTAATTTGTACAGACTGTCTACCACCAGCACTATCCTTCTCAAAGTAACTTAAGGGTAACATCCTGTCCATGACTAGTTTCCAAGCTGCTGCTTGATTCTTATGGTCATCATTAAGTGCTGCATCAAATATACTGTCTAACACTCTACGGGACTTAGGAGAAGCTAACATCCTAGCCTTGTACTCATTGATAATTGAAGCATCACCTTTAGGTCTACCTACCTTACCTCTAGAGCCAGTAGTCTTCTCAACTATCTCACCCTTCCTAGGTCTACCTCGCTTACGCTTAGGAGGATCATCTTGATTATCCATAATGTATTTACCTTAACATTCTTTAAGATACCTATTTATTATAGCATACTTTTTAGCATTTGTCAAGTACTTTTTACTGTTATTTTCTTGACTGAGTCAAAGTTTTAAGTTTTCTTTTGTTAACAAGGGGTTACACAGGTTAGTAAATGCTTACTTTTTTAATAATTTACTGTTGTTTTCTAAATTCTACTTTTGAGTACTTGAGTGCCTACTACAATTATTCATCAGCGCCACAGCCCCTCCCCGTACCCAATCTGTTAGCCCACCTTAGCCCAACAGTTAGACTTAGGCGCACCCCAGAGTACAACAGTTAACTTAAGGCGCACCACCTGGCGCTAACAGTTAGACTTAGGGGCGCAACAGTGTACAACAGTTTACCTAAGTCTACCTGAGAGAGAGACTGAGCCTAACGGTTAGACTTAGGGGTGCTTAAGAATGCTAAAGAGTGTGGGCTAGTGTAGTACCTATATAGGTACACTCAAGCATTCTAAAGTAGTTATAAGAACCTGGGTTTTTATAACAAAGTGATTTAAGAAATAACTTGTGCTTGTGTTAGTGCTCCGGCATCATGGCTTCACATTAAACGAAACAAGGAAAACGACAATGAAATACTGGCATAAACGAGTCACGTTAGATCATGAAGTATCAACAGATGATGAAGGCAACGAGGAAATAGTGGCGGTGTTGATAGCAGAAGATGGCAACACTTACTTGCTAGAGGACTTCATACGCTCCGATAGTGGCCGTTATGACGCTGTCATGGGAGTAAGTAACACCAGCGCAATAGGTTTAATACTAGGCGCAGATAACGATACCGGTATTATCCAAGCTTTCGGCTAACATAGTGCCCCATAGATAGCCCTTGCAATCAGGGGCTATCAGTGGCAGCATTAGCCAAACACAACAACAGAGAGAGAACGACACATGCGAGACTTACCAACAGAAAACGAAGTCAAAGAGTCCATAACAGACTGCAACACTTGGTACCGACGGTTCTTCCGTTGCTGGATTGATGGTTCATACCTTGGCTTTGAGCACTACCAAGACAACTGCGCCAGGGTGCGCCGTGATTACCACAGCGACAAGGCATTGCGAGCGTTGGCTATCAATTCATTCTGTGAGTTTGTAGCACACGAAGAGAATTGTTCGCCTAGGACAATGCAGCGACACATGGTTAAAACAGTGTCACGGGATGACCTAGAAGCATTAAACGTTGAATTGATAGATGACCTGCGCGACCTAGTGCGCGACGATATGGAGGCATAACAGCATGACCACAATTACACTAACGGACAAAGAAGCAAACTTCCTAGAGCAATATCTGGACACAGCGTTTTGGGTGGCTGACATTGAACCACAAGAACTTGACGAAGATTGCCACAGAGAGGCCACAATAGACTGTCTGGCCTTCCTGTCGCTTATTGACTGTTATCTGAATGATGACAACAGGCAACAAGCGGCACATGATTTTTACCTGTC